TAAAAATAAAAACAGCGACCGAAATCACTGCTTATTGTTATCATGGTTTTTGCCCCAAATCTGCCCCAAAAAACTTATTTTTTTATATTTTTCAATCGTTTTTCTTTTTATAAAAACCGTAAATAACAACAAATCAGAAAGACTGATATATACTATTATGTTTGCAGGGGCATTAATTAGATATCAAAAACCGCTCA